CTCTACGAAAGAGATTTGATATTAGAATTCGAAAAAAAAGTAGTTTATGAAAGTTAATAAAAAAGCACTCGAATTAATTGATAAAGGGTTATCCGCAAAAACGGTTGGTAAATTAACAGAATCCCAAATCAATACTCTTCATAAAAAATTAGTTAACGAACAGATTAACGTATCTAAAACAGATACTGCAACAATAACTAAATTAAAGAGTGAGAAAAAGCCTTTTCAAGTATACGAAAAAGAACTCGATGAAGATGAAACAGATGATGTTACTGACCAAAATGCTTTGGGGGCGACAGCCTTACAAGATTTAACTGGCCAAGAAGCTCCTCATGACGCGAATGATATGGCTCCTGACGGAATGGATGATGATTCCGATGACAATAGAAAAATGATGGGAATGTCTGAAGAGAAAAACAAACCAAACCCATGGGCTATTTGTCATTCTCAAGTTGGACCAAAGAGAACCAGAAAATTCGAAAGATGCGTAAAATCTGTGAAAAAACAGTTGGAAGAAGGAAAAAATCCTGTATCTTTGTTTATTGAATCAGAAATTACAAAAATTGTGGAAAGAAACTTACCTCCTAGAATTACAAAAGGTGACTTATTGAAATATTTGTCTGAAGCTCCAACCGAAGCTCCAACAAAACCTATAACCAAACCTGACACCAAACCAACAACAAGACCTTCACATCCAGGTAAAAACCCAAGACCAGGAGAGCAAATAGACCCAAAGGCTGGTGAACCAACTACTGCACCAACTAAACCAATTACTAAACCTGACACGAAACCAAGAACAAGACCTGCACATCCCGGAAAAAATCCGAGACCAGGAGAACAAATTGACCCGAAAGCAGGAAGAATATCTCCTGAAGATGCTAAACAAGAAGTAATTGATGTTATCTTAAATTTATTGAAATAAGTAAAATGGCGAAGATTAAAGAACAAATAAATTACGGGGATAGGCCCGAAAGAATGGACCCAAGATTAGAACGAAAATTGGGAAGTCCTGAAAGTTTGTACGCAACTAATCCTGCAATGAGAAAGGGGGCTGCAGATGTTCAAAGATTGGTAAGTTCAAGATTCGGGAAAGTTGCCGATAAGTTGAAACAAGTGACTGGAGTACAGGACCTTAGTTCCCAACAAGTTCAAGGAATGCTTTTTCAAGAAATGATGAGTAAAGTTCCTGGAATAACAAGAATTGAAGGAAGACATAGAGAAGAATTAGAACAACTTGCAATTGATGCATGTTTAGAAGAAACTCAAGTTCCTGCTGATTGGTTTACAATTGAGGCATTATTGAATAGATCCCCTATTAATATTTCGGACTTCAGAATGCAAGCAACTAAACCAAAGAAAAAGGAAGATGAAGAATCCCCTGAAATTCCTTCTTTTGATGTTGAAGATTTAACTGATGAAGAAGTAATGGAATTGGAAATTCATAAAAGAAATATGATTAACGCTCTTGTTCAAGGAGCGGCAAAAAAGGGACATTATATTTTTCAAAAACCTGAAATTAAAGAAAGGTTAGATGAAATTGACCCACAATTATATCCCGCTTATTTGAAAATTATGTCAATCAATGATTTCATGTATTTTTCAATGGAACAAATGATTGAAATGATGTCTCAAACAGGAAATGGCGTCGCCGGAAAAGTTAAGTTAGAAAATAAAGATGAAGACGAAGACGAGGGTGGAGAAGGTGAAGATGAACCTGATACAAAAATTGTTGCGGAAGGGTTGATATTCCCAATTTTGTGTCATGAAATAATTAAAGGATTAGAGGAATCTATTGCAAGACACGGATTACCTGAAGATCCTGTTATGTCTCAACAAGTGAGATCTTACACAGACGTGTTATCGAATGAACCGATGCAACTTAGAATTGGTCCTGAAATTGTTGAAAAATTAAGGTTTGCATTACCTGACGAAATGTTTGACGATGTGAACAAAGGATTAGTACCTTGGTTTTACTCAATTCTTTACAAGACAGAAGCTAAAGAATTTTTAGATATAATTGGTAATGCAATTTCTGAAGATGAATCAAAAGTAAGAAAGGCAACTGCAAAATTCAAAGAAATTATGAAACAAGCTCAACAGTCAAAGAGTGAGTATGATGATTTCAAAGGAGAAGAAGGTATCGAAGATGAAGATGATGATTTGGACCAACTTTATAGAGATTTGGGAATTCCAAGACCATAAATCAGAATATGATTTAACTGTGTGAACAAAGAACAATTAATAATAGAATATACGAAGTGTATGAGGAATACCCCTTATGCACTTCGTACTTATTTACAGACATACGATAATACGGTATCAAAATATGTCCCATTAGAACTTTTTCCTGACCAAGTTTCACTACTTGAAGATTACGAAAAATATAACGAAAATATCGCCCTCAAGTATAGACAAGCAGGTGTATCAACCGTAACTGCAGCTTGGTCTTCAAAAAAATTAGCCTTCGCGAGAAAAGAAAAACCTGAGAAAATTCTAATCATTGCCAACAAGTTGGATACTTCTGTTGAAATGGCAAATAAAATTAGAGGTTTTATTGAACAATGGCCAGCATGGGTTGGTATTGGGTTTTCCGCCGAAAAAAATTCTCAAAGACATTTCAAACTTAATAATGGATGTGAAGTCAAAGCCGTTGCAACTTCGAAAGATGCGTTGAGAGGTTATACTCCTACTATTCTTATTTTTGACGAAGCTGCCTTTATCGAGGCTGACGGAGATTTCTGGTCAGCTTGTATGGCTTCACTATCAACGGGTGGTAAAGTTATTGTGGTTTCAACACCAAATGGATACGACCCAATTTATTATGAAATCTACGACCAAGCATTAAGAGGTATGAACGACTTCAAAATCTCTGAAATGTTTTGGTACAGAGACCCGAGATATACTAAAGATTTGTATGTGGTTAAAACAAGTGATTTAGTACACTATCTACTAAATAGAGAAGATTATCCAATAGATACGGTTATTGATTTGGCAACTGATAATCCATATGAAAGAGACCACGGTATAGTTACAGATTATATTGACAAGGGATACAAACCTTGTTCATCATGGTTTGAGGGGATGGTAAAAAAACTTAAATACGATAGACGTAAAGTTGCCCAAGAATTGGAATGTAATTTCTTGGGTTCAGGAGATAACGTATTTGATTCGGATTTAATGCAGAATATTGCAAAAAATCAGTTAAGAGACCCTCAAGCAAAACTTATGGGTAATGCCTTATGGATTTTCAAGGAACCTGTAAATGGCCACAAGTATGTAATGGGTGTTGACGTTTCTCGTGGGGATTCAGAAGATTTTTCATCCATACAAATTATAGATTTTGATGAAAGGGAACAAGTTTTAGAATATGTTGGGAAAGTTCCTCCTGATGTGTTGGCGGAAATTGCTTACAAGTGGGGAACGATGTATAACGCATTTTGTGTAATTGATATCACTGGTGGTATGGGAGTATCTACCGCAAGAAAAATGCAAGAATTACAATACCAACCAGGCCTTTATGTTGATGGGGTTGATACATCTAATAAGTGGAAATGGGATCCGAAAATTAATGACAAAATCCCTGGAATCAATTTTAATACAAAACGAGTTCAGATTATTGCCGCATTTGAAGAAGGTGTTAGACATGGATTCAAAATATATTCTCATAGAACATACAACGAGATGAATACCTTCGTCTATATAAATGGAAGACCAGATCACCAAAAGGGTCAACATGATGACTGTATTATGGGATTATCGATGGCAATTTATATTGCGGAAAAATCATTTCAATCATTAGCAAAAGTTGTTAATCATACTAAGGCAATGTTGAATTCATGGGCATCAGTTGTGAATGAGAATAAAAATTCTTCAGAATTTTTTAATCCAATGGTACCTCAAATGAATAGAGACCCAAGCCTAAATAATAATGGCGCCAGTAAAGCAGATTATCAAAAATATGGTTGGTTATTTGGCGCTAAATAACTATTTATATTATCAGGGTAAATAGTAACATTACGTATGGCAGAACAAAATATGACAGTTTGGCAAAGATTGTCACAAACATTTGGACCTAATTCACTTCTCAATCAAGACTATCCGACATTCAAGTTTGATAAAAAGGAACTTCTGCGAACCAAAAGTAGAGAAGAATACGAAAAAGAAAAACTCCAAGCACAACAAACATATTACCTTACCAATCAATGGGCTAAGGTAGAAAACAATCTTTATTCTCAGGCGATTTACTATGAACCAACAAGGTTATCTGCTCAATACGATTATGAGTCGATGGAATATACTCCTGAGATTTCTGCGGCGTTAGACATTTATGCCGAAGAATCCACCACAACAAATGAAGATGGATTTATTCTACAAATTTATTCTGAATCAAAAAGAATAAAAGGGGTATTAGCGGATTTGTTTAACAATGCTTTAGATGTTAATACCAACCTTCCAATGTGGACACGGAATACCTGTAAATATGGTGACAATTTCGTGTATCTTAAATTAGATCCTGAGAAAGGTATTGTTGGATGTCAACAATTACCAACTATAGAAATCGAAAGACATGAAGTTGGAGCAAGTGGTAAAATATCTGTCGATGTAAAAAATGAAGTTGATAAAGACAAGAAAGCATTACACTTTACTTGGAAGAATAAGAATATGGAATTCCAATCATGGGAAATTGCTCACTTCAGATTATTAGGCGATGATAGAAAACTTCCTTATGGAACGTCTATGTTAGAAAAGGCTAGACGTATTTGGAAACAATTATTACTTTGTGAAGACGCTATGTTGATTTATCGAACATCAAGAGCACCCGAAAGAAAGTTATTTAAGGTCTTTGTCGGTAACATGAATGATGATGATGTAGAAGCGTATGTACAGCGTGTTGCAAACAAATTCAAAAGAGAACAAGTTGTAGATAGTAAGACAGGAAACGTAGACATGAGATTCAATCAAATGGCTGTTGACCAAGATTTCTTTATTCCTGTTCGTGATCCGGCAGCACCAGATCCAATTACTACATTACCTGGAGCAACTAACTTGTCTGAAATTGCCGATATTGAATATATTCAAAAGAAGTTATTAACTGCATTACGAGTACCAAAAGCGTTCTTGGGTTTTGAAGAAGTGGTAGGTGATGGTAAAAACTTGGCGTTACAAGACATTAGATTTGCTCGTACAATTAATAGAATCCAAAAAAGTATGTTGGCGGAACTGAATAAGATTGCCATTGTACATTTATTTTTATTGGGATTTGAAGATGAATTATCAAACTTTACACTTGGATTAACAAACCCATCAACTCAAGCGGATTTGTTGAAGATTGATGTTTGGAAAGAAAAAGTATTGTTGTATAAAGATTTGGTTGCAGATCCAGGAAATGGAATACAGGCAACTTCATCTACATGGGCTAAGAAACACATATTTGGATGGTCTGATGACGAAGTTCGTTTAGACTTACAACAACAAAGAATTGAAAGAGCGGTTGGTGAAGAACTTAAAGCAACTCCAACTGTGATAACCAAAACAGGTTTGTTTGATAATATCGACAAATTGTATGGTAGTCAAACA